GGAAAGAAGAACCAAAGTCAAGATCGACATCGAAGCCGAGATTGACTGGTTGGTCAAATTTAGAAGGTGACCTTCGCAGGTTACCTTCAACAAGTCGAGCAAGCCTATTGAAATTGTTTCTTTTCTTAGTTGGCGATGAACCCTCACGATTAGTGAAGATATCATTGTCAAAAGAAAGAACATTTTCCAAGACTTGCTCAATATGGAGATCGGGGTTATCAAAATAATCTAGAATCATGTCCTCAAGACGGAGTCGTAAGGCAAGATAACCCTTATAAAGGGGATCTTCCTTAGGAAAAAGTCCTGAGCGGTCTGGTTCTAGAGTTTTAATGACCTTATCGGCCTTTTCACCAGTCTTAGTGAGAAGTTCTTTAAGGACACTAAATATTTCGTCCCGGATGAGTACTTTAAGGGGAGGTAAGCTACAGGGAACAGAGATTTCAAAGGCAGGTTGATCTTTAAACCGACCGATATTGCTCTTTAAACAAGAACAAAAATAGGTCCGCATTTCTTCATAGGACATTAGACCGTCCTTGAACCTTAAAAGGTTCAAGTAAGGACTAATCCTTCGAAGTATCGTCGACGCCTTTTGAAATTTAACCTTAAGAGATCAGATATGATTACCTGATCCTTTAAGGCGAACCCCAGATAGTGTTCTGGTGATTTCTTCATAGAAACTACAGAACCCCTCACGGAAGGTACCCACCTGAAATTGTACAAGTCGTCTAGTAACAGATAAATTGTAAAATAGTTGTAGAACAACCCCCAAATTGGTGATATTATCAACAACCCCTGAAAGAGGGATTGGAGAAATTTCACCAAGAGGGCAAATCCACCGTTTCGCAAACTCGTAATGAGTTTGGGAGACATGGGTCTTTGCTGCGGATAGTTCCACACCCAGTAATCCCATTAATCTCTGGTAATACAGAGCCACAGTATCATCTCGGATGACAATATCATCACCAAGGATAATATAGTAATGGAAATTGGTCTTACGTAACTGGTAAGCACAATACCGTACCAAGATGTGGTGGCATAATGTGAAAACTGGTCAACT